TTATTTACCATTCTGTTCTTCCTCTTTTCCGTCAATTTTAAATTTGCCATCAATGATTTCTCGTAATTTGTTCACCAGATACTTCACTGGTGTAGGCATTGGCATACCCATGCGTTCGCTATTTTCTTCTAGCGATACTAATTCCATTAAGATGTAGTAACACGCTACAAAGTTAGGGATAACGATGCCCACATCGAAACCTAAGTGAAGTAGCAACATATAAATTAAATTGGAGATACCTACCCACATCCACATGATGCCTTTTTTGATACCGCCTTTATAAAGCCTGTTACTGCTTGTTGCATACGGACTTGATAAAATACCTAGTACAAAATCAAGTACGTTTAAGATGAATAGAAACGTTAAAAAGAACGACCATCCACCAAAGAAGTAGCTTAGTCCAGCTACAATAAATGATAAAAATTTCATGACATGTTCCATACGTCACCTTCCTTTCTGTAAAATAAAAACCCTCACAATTTGTAGGAGGTTGATTATTTGCATAATAAAAAGCCTCCACATTTGTTGTGGAAGCCTTTTAGAATTACGATTTTAAATTCCTAAATATTTTTTAAGCTCTAAGGTAGCTAGTTCTTTAATGATGCCAAATGAAGCACTAGATAAATTAAGATCTCGAATGCTAAGTCTTTCTTTTACATTTTCCCAAATATTATCTTTACGAATAGAATCTAAATACTCATGGCCATCCCATGTGATTCTAGGACATTGTATTAAAGGAATGTACGTATTAGTAGGGCGTTGCATCTTAACTTCAACGAACCCGGCATCGGATAATAAATCTAAGTGATATTTATATTTCGCGCCTTCTTCTGTTCGGTATTGAATAGTACGTGTATACTCTTCGCGTTCTAATTGAAATAATAGCTCACGAATGTATTCCATATCTCTTTGCATAGATAAAACCTCCTTCCACAACAATTATCCCTGTGGAAGAAAGGTATTACCATCATAGCTTTATGCTATTTTTGGTAATTAGGTTAATACACAAAGACCAAGCCATCTTTATTGCTATTTAATTTCAGTGACCAATTGACGGTTATTCCATCGACAATCATCGTATTGTCTGCACTACCGATTTCTGCTGCTTTCTTTGCTTCGTTTGCTAAATCATATGCGGTTTTAACTGATGCTGCGCATGCAATGTCTGTTGTGGATGTACTTGTCACACTGTTAACAATATTGGGTTTGCCAGTAATCCCCGACCATGTTGTTGTGCCAGCATCACCTTTATCACCTTTAGGCCCTTGTATACCTTGTGGCCCAGTCGCTCCTGTTGCCCCTGTATCACCTTTTGGACCTTGTATACCTTGTGCCCCCTGCGGGCCTGTGTCACCTTTATCTCCTTTGGGCCCTTGTATACCTTGCTCACCTTTATCTCCCTTTGCCCCTGTATCACCTTTTGGACCCTGTGGACCTATGGGGCCTTGAATACCCTGAATACCAATACCTTGTGGGCCTCTTTCACCAGTGGGTCCTTGTGGTCCAATATCACCTTTATCGCCTTTGTCACCTTTTAGATTGACGTAACTATAAGATGTTTCATTATTAGCTTTCACGCCCAATTGCGTACCGTTCCAGTTATAGTCGACTGCTATAATTTCATTTACTTTCGCATCTACATAAGTTTTAGACACGCCACTACCGCCACCATTAGATGATGACGCTGCAGTTTTAATGGTCTTTTTGACCTTATCAATGAATGTTGGATAATCTTTATCAAATACTGCCTCAACTTTTTTATTTTGCCCTGTTTCGTGATAGATGCGAATTTCTGTGATACGTGGCTCAACTGATACGCCCCACTCATTACTATTCAATGTAACAATATCACCCAAGAAAAAGTCTTTTCCATACTGGAATAAAGTATTTTGTATTTGACCGCTGAAAAATAACGTTTGCTCATATTCAGAAAGTTTTTCCTTACCTTTGTCAGCAAGGTCAGCTACAATATCATCTTCTGAACGATCAACTTCAACTTTATCTTTATATTCATATTCGTAAGAACGACCATCTTCATGTTCTCCTACGCCTATCAATGTGACTTCTTTTTCTTCTGTTTCAGTTACGTCTGCATCAATGTATATTTCTTTTCTTTCTAATCCAGACACGTCATCATTAACTGTGGCAATTTTTCGTTGGATTTTTTCACTTTTGCCAGCTACATAAGCAGTATTTTTGTAATTTAGTTTGCTTTCTGTATATTCTAGGCTTTTAACCGTACCAAATTCTGTACTAAAAACTACTGGTGGTCTATCTATTTGATTGGTTGAACGGTCTACACCATCGACAATATCAAATACAAATTTTTTGTTTGAAATATCAATATAAATATTCCATCCGATTCCAGTAAGTTCGCCAATATCTTTTAATTCTTCACTAATTATCGTTCCTCGTTTCACGATACGCTTTATTGTTTGTCCACGATTTAAATTTGGGGCAACAATTAAATTTGGAATGTGGCGATTAATGTTATTAGATTCGGTAATATTTGCAGTAATTAACCCTTTGAAAATACTTTCAATATTTGTGTCGAAATATGTTGAAATAGCATTATTAGCAGGTAACACAATCCGATCGGATAACCAACTTTTTAATGGTACAGCTTTAATTAGCCAATTTTCTGTAGCTTTTCCTTCTTCATCTAATTCAATCTCTCGATGAAAAATTTGAAAGGGTGTATCATACTCATTTTCAAAAAATATGATGCGATCTTGAATAAGTAAATCGGCATTATGTGCATAGCGATTAATTTTTATTTGTACTTCACCAATCGCATATAATTTATGTGTAATTGTTACAGAAGAATATAATGTGATTTCACCATAAAAATTAAATTCGCCATCTATAACGCGTAAGGGTATCATTTTAATTCCTCCTTAACCTTAATAAAAGGCCTTCCACAATGAAATCACTGTAGAAGGTTAATTTTTTGTATAATAAAAAGCCCAAACATTACGCTTGCGCTTCTTGTTGAGTATCCATCATGTTCATTAGTTCGTTGTATTGTACTGCTGTGATACGTTTACGCATTACGAACATGTCTAGCATTGTTGCCATTGTTTCATATTCATAGTTACCAGATGCAATAACTAGTTTTGCATTGTTATAAGTCATATTATCACCTCCTTTCAAGTGATACTGGATTAAAGGCCATTACTGATTTCAGTGAGCATTGTTAAATATTCCACTTGGATCTGTGTGTATGCAGAATTTTGTTCGATAGCTTCTAAACGTTCTTCTACTGTGGGTTGTGTTGTGTCTTCTTCAATTTCTTCGACAATTAATGTTTTGATTTCATGTGAGACTGTTTTGCCATCAGTAGTGTATCGTGTGATACGATAACCATCTTCAATAATTTCTTCTAAAAAATCAATCATCCTAATACCTCCTTATGGGAATAAGTACATTTCTTCGTATGTTAGACCGATACCGTCAAAAATGTAATTTGATGTAGGCTTTACTCTTAAAAGTGAATTAATATATAGTTCGCTAAAATTAAATGTTAATAGTGATCCGTTTTTTGTTGGTTTATATATTTTACCGTCAATATTAACAGTTGAGTAAGAAGTTACACTAGTGGAGTTGCCATATAATTTTAATACTACATTCTTTAATAACATTTTACCTGTAAGGATGGTAGTTGCTGTACCGTTTGCTTCTGATGTTATTTGCGTTAAGTCACTACGACTCACCACGCTATTAAACATATTACTTCCAAAAGCATCGTCAGCAATATTAGAAGTACTCGCTAAAAGTGCATTTAGTTTTGCATGTGCATTAGCGCTTATAGCAATACTTGCTGTACTTGTTGGTGTGCCCAAATTTGTATTAATTGTACTTAGTGTTGCTTTGTTAGAGTTTACATTGTTTAATATAGTTTCTTGTTTTGTTGCTGTTGGTAATTGGATTTCTGGCATATATTAAACCTCCTGTTCGTATTTAAAAATTAAGCCGTTAAAATCATCGGTAACTGTGAAACCATAACGATAATTTACACCGTTTTTGGTAAATCGTAAGGGCAATTCACTTGTGATACGTAAAAATAAATTACCTGCTGCATCTTCAGATAAAGTGTCCTTAACTTCGTTGAACCATGTTGTAAATGCTGTTTGTTTACCATTACGCCATGCCTCAAATTCTGATTGTTGCACTGAACGCCAATCGGTAAATAATTGCACCTCATTATTTCGCCAATCAGTAAATAATTGTTGTTGTTGGGCTAACCAATTTAACATTTGAGTGACATATACACCTTTTTGAGCACTAAACCAGTAATCCCATTGTGATTGAAATTCACTTGTTGGCACAGTGATTAATGAACTTACTAAACCGCATAAATTCTCATTAAAACGTTCGTCGATAAAAGTTAATGGGTTAATCACTTTATCACCATATGTGATTTTTAATTGCGCCAGCGATAATTCGTAAATATAATTGTCTCGTTGTAATGTTGGTGCTACAGGACTTTTTGATTCTTCACCTTTTTTTACAAATGCTCGGATATAGCGACTTTCTGGACGTAAATCCAAACGTAAAACGATACGATCAATACGGCTCATACCGACATTCGGAATTGCGTGTGTAAAATCTAATACTGTCGTATTTTGATAACTAAAACCTTTGATGATAGCTTTACCAACACTTAATTTTGTAGTTAAGCCGTCACCTACACTAACTCTTAGTGCTGGTACATTATTCGTGTGCAGTAATCCACTTGATAATACATTACTAAAATATGCCGCAAAGTCACTAGCTGAATACCACCGTTCATCTTCTTCTGTACTATCAAATAGCTTATATTCTTCTGCCATTCTTCCACATCCTTTCTAAACTGCGTTATAGCGTTTCTGCCATTTTAAATTAAACGTATTGTTCGTAATGTCACTTTCTGCAACATATGCAATACGATTTTCTCCAACTTCTAATTTAAAAGAAGTCAATGATGAACCAAGATCAAGCCAGTTCACAACGTTGCGCACGTTGTTTTCTGAATCAATAAAGACAACTTTCGCTGTACGATGATTTGTATCGATTACCATAGTTTCACCGATACCTAAATCTTGGTTCACTTTAATGTACTTACTAGTAGTGCGGTTAATAATTTGTGGACGAGTCGCAGGACCTTTTAATTCGATATACAACGGTGTAGCTTCGTCGCCATCGTTTAAAATAGTCCGTTCATCTAGTTGTAATCCTGTCTTATAACGTTTGACACTACTGAATGGGAATTTAAACAATGGTTTATATGGTGGTTCTGCCATTTCATTTGTTTTCCAATATGGATCTGGGGCAAGCAGATTTACGACAACACGTTGGAACCAACGTCCGACGCCATCTCCTGTAGGAAAAGATGGCACACCATCTACAATTACTTCAATTTCACGTTTTACACTACCATTCGAATATTCTAGTAACCCTGGCCCTGCCTTTGGGTTGAATATACTAGCTATTTCTTGACGTTTATTTAATAAGTCATCACGATTTTCAGCCAGGATTGCAAAATCTAACGGGATATCGCGTGATTCTAAGATCGTATCTACATAAAAACTACCGTCAACATATGGCGATTTAATTGTTTGTATATCCGCTGCTACATCACCTTTGCCACCCATAGATTCGAGCGCGTATGGAAATTCATTTGTTAATGTGACACTTTGACCGCGACCATTCGTAAAAACAACTTTTTCAGCTTGATTCGCCATTGTTTAAACACCCCATTCCATTGCTAGTTTACGTTGCTCACGCGCAGCCTTTTTAGCTAATGCTTGCGCTGATACTGTGGACGACTGGTTAATAATTGTTACAGATGGATTATAAGATTTCGATTGATCATAAGATTGAGTAGTATTCGTTGTATTAACAATTGATGATTGTCGTACAGCATCAGTACTACTTGCTAAACTCCCATATACATTTTGCATAGCTGATTGTACTTTAGCTGCTGAACGTTGTAGACCAACAATAAATCCTTCATTTGTGTACTCACCTAAACGACGCATCACGCGTGACGGACTATGAATGTCTAATTCAGTCTTTGTAGTATCAGAAATTAAATTGGCAATTTCTTCTATGGTTTTCTTTAATTCATCTTTCTTGTACTGCATACCATCAATAAGACCTTGTACGGCATCAGAACCTACGCTTGTCATTTTAGATAATTCTTTCGAACTTACATCTACTACAGCTGTCATAGCAGACTTCCATGTTTTTTTGTACTGCTTCAGTTGTGCGTTAGTATCTTTACGTAAAGCCTGAACTTGTTCTTCTGTATCAATACGTAAGCCTTCGAACTCTTTAGTGGCCTGTTGTCGTGCTAATTCACTTTTTGTTTTCCACAATTCTGTGTACTGTGATAATTGATCGTCAGATAAAGAAGTTAATGCTTTAATCTGTTGTGCTGATTTTGGTCCAAGATCTTCAAGTTCTTGCAATAATCCATCATCTAAACCGCGTGCAGCTAATGAAGCAATATCGTTCATCCAATCTTCGAGCGCACTTGTTTGTGATTGTAAATTATTGATTAATTGTTCGCCAGTTACTGTATCTTCACTCGCTGTGATTTCATCGAATAAACCAGCAAATGAGATTAATGATTTAGTACGGTCATCAACGGCTTTATTGTAGTCATCCCATAACTTCGTTGAATTTGTTACATAATCTTCTTCAGCTTTTTTGATATTAGCTAAATAAGTTTCAGTAGCTTCAAGTGCTTTCTGTTCGGACTGGTAACGTAAATCTTTCAACTTCGTCTGAATGCTTAAATATTCGTCGCTACCTTTTTTGAAGTTATCTAAACGATTTTCCCAATAGCGCACTTCCCACTCTAAGGTTTTACCGTCATACTTCACTTTGTCGTTGTAAGTAGCTTCATACTTTTTCAGACGTTCAGCTTCTTTTTGGAATGTTAAATCAGTGATTTTATCTTGTACTGCAAGATATTCTTCACTGTTCTTCTTAAACTTGTTTAAGCGTTTTTCCCAGAACTTGATTTGCTTATTCAATGAAGCATTATTGTACTTTTCTTCATTAGAAATTTGCTTTTCGTAGCGTTTCAGATTATCCGCTGCGGCTGAATCGCGCAACTCTTTGATTTTGGCGTTAAGCTCTGATTCAGAGCCTTTAACCTTTTTGCCATAATCTTTTTTCATCTGTTGCAATGCTTGAATATATTGCTTGTTAGTGATGAGATCAGCATTGTAATTATTTTTAAGCTCTTTCAAACGTGCGCTGTAATCAGATTTGATAGTAGCAATTTGTTTTTTGTTTGCTTTATTAATTTCAACATCAATCTTTTTAATACCATCAGAATAATTTTTGTACTCGCTTTTTAATTTATTTAACTGGCTAATATACTCTTTCGTATCAATCTTGCCGGCATTAAATTTAAGCTGTACATTTTTAAGGTCTTTAGTGAACTGGTCCTTAACTGCTTTGGCCTTTTTAGCTGCTGCTTGTTCGGCTTTCTTTTCGGCCGTAATACCTTTAGCGAGACCAGCATCAATGTTTTTACCGATTTCATCGCGCATCCAACGAGAAGGTGAGTGGATTCCTAAAGCGCCTTTAATTTTACTTTTGATGTTACCAGCAACTTCTGAAATGGCTTTACCAACTGCGCCAACACCAGATTTAATACCATTGACTAAACCTTGAATAATGTTTTTACCAATGGATACTAGGTTAATACTTGTCAAGAATGATTTAGCAGCATTCCAACCGTTCTGAATAGCTGACTTAACACCATTCATTGCGCTTGATACAACTGATTTCAAACTATTAAATACGCTCGTCACAATGGACTTGATGCCATTAACTGCGCTCGTTACCACACTTTTTGCGCCATTCCACGCTGATGTGATAACCGATTTAATGCCATTCATCACGCTCGTTACGACTGATTTGATGCCGTTAAATACTGACGTAACCACAGACTTAATACCATTGACCGCGCTCGTCACTACAGATTTAATACCATTCCAAACCGATGTAGCCACTGACTTGATAGCATTAAATACGCTTGTGACAGTCGATTTTAAAGCATTAAAAGCTGTAGTTGCTGCCGTTTTAATACCATTGAATACAGTCGTTAAAGAACTTTTAATACCATTCCAAACCGATGTGGCAGTACTTTTAATAGCGTTAAAAACAGTTGTAATCGTTGACTTCAATCCATTGAAAACGGATGTGGCAGTGGATTTCAAGCCATTCCAGATGCTTGTTAGTGTCGATTTGATACCATTCCACACTGACGTAGCAGTTGATTTGATACTGTTGAAAATTGTGGTGATCGTAGACTTTAATCCATTGAATACAGATGACGCTGTACTTTTTAACCCATTCCATATACTTGTCAGCGTTGATTTAATGGCATTCCATACACTTGAAAATACAGATGAAATACCGGACCATAGTGAACTAAAGAATGAAGTTAATCCAGACCATATTGCGGACGCACCACTTACAATACCAGTCCAAATTGTCGTGAGCACCGTCGAGATTACCGTCCACGCGGTGGTAAATATTGTTTTATATACGTTAAATACAGTAGTGAAATAAGCTGTTAATAAGCCCCATATCGTTTGAGCTACGGCAACGATACCAGTCCAAATTGTGGAGAGTACAGTAGAAATTACTGTCCACGCGGTTGTGAAGATTGTCTTATATATATTAAAAACAGTCGTAAAGTAAGCAGTTAGTAATCCCCAGATGGTTTGAGCGACTACAACAATACCATTCCATACAGCGGTTAACGCCGCAACGATACTGGACCATGCGCTTGATAGAAATGAACCTATCGCTGTAACTGTAGTCATGAAGATAGTTGAAATACTCGTCCACAGATTTGCGAAGAACTCTTTAATTGCTCCCCAATTGCTGTAAATTAATACACCTGCCGCAACTAATGCCGCGATAGCAGCTATAGCAATTGCTACTGGTGCGGCAATGGCGGCGAAGGATGCACCGACCACGCCTGCGACGGTGGCTATGACACTAAAAACAGGTGCTAACGCCATACATGCCGCAACGACAATACCGATTATAGCCCCTACAGCTGTTAAAGCCGCAACTAATGAAGTATTTTCGCTTACCCAATTGGCTATTTTTGCAACAAATTGTGCTACTTGCGTAAGTAAAGGTGTTAACGCTGTTTTCACATCATTTAATGCTTTTTGCAATTGCACAGCTGGATCTGCATTCAAAGTTGATACGTCTTTAGCTAAGTTTTTTTGGTTGTTTGATAAATCTACAGTTGCTTTCGATGCGTTCGTTAGTGTTTCAGTAATATTAGCGCCTTGATCTTCATACATCGTCCCGAAAATGGCCGTTCCTAATGCTAAACGCGTCGTATCGTCATCAATAGTAGACAACCATTTAGACACTTCTGTCATCGCTTGCGAACCTTTTTTACCGCCTGCAGCTACATCTTTGCCCCATTGTTGGAATTTCTCTTTAGACATATCGGTTTTAGATAATAATTCACCAAGAGACTTTGGAATTTCTTGACCAAATTCAGTCATGCGAATACGGCCTTCTTTAATCCCATCAAGCAAGTTATCAATATTCCAAGTCCCCGTATCAACGCCTGCTGCCATAATAGCTTGAATCTCTTGAGCATCGTAGCCAGCCATTTTAAGCTGCGTCCCATATTCAGAGATTATGTCTAGTTGCTCGGACGGGAACCCGACTTTAAGAAGGGCATTCGTCATGCCAAGTGCTTCCTCTTGTGAAATCCCCATACTCTTACCCATCTCATAAGATTCTTGAATAAGCTCATTAAAATCAATATCCGCATATGCACTGGCAATCATACCTGCACCTTGTACGATTTGAGCATTTGTTTTATCTGATGCATCACCATTTAACGCCCATTGACGTTGTACACCTTTTAGCGCTTCTTCTCCATCCACCCCATACGCTTCGATACCTTTTACAGCATCACGTACAGACGCTTTACTACTTTCAGGAACATCAAACATAATATCGATTTTCGTATTTGTAGACGATACATCTAGTGCTTGCTGTACAGCTGCTGCTAAACCACCGCCAGCTGCTAAGCCTGCAATGCCAGATTTTAAACTATCGCCAATACCTTCTACAGCATTTTCTGTTTGTTCCGCTTGTCGTGCAATTTCTTGCAACTCACGTTGTAGGCGTTGTAAATCCGCAGCGCCACCATTACCTGCTTGAATTAACGCTGAACGAAATCGGTCTAAGTCTGCGCCAGCACCTAATGCTTCACGCCCAATAGCTGTTAAAGCTTGTTGCAATTGCTGACTGCTTGCACGTCCTTGTGAAATAGCCGCTGATAAACGTGGACCTAGCACATTAGCAAATTCAGCTGCACTTGTCCCGGTAGCTTCGAAAAAACGATTTAATTGTTGTGTAGACGATGCTACCGCCTGTTGTTCCGAACGTGATTGTTGTAATGAAGCATTCAAGCTACTTAGCTGTGCTTCTGTTTGGCCAAGCTCACGTTGAAATGCTCGGTATTGAGATACGCCAAGATCACCACTCGCAAATGCGGCTTCAACTTGTGCTTGTGCCTGTCGTAAACCGTCTAACTTTTGTTCGGTTTGTTGAATTGATTGACTTAATAAATCTTGCTGTTGCGTCACCAAAGTAATATTGTTTGGATCTAACTTCAAAGCCGTCTGTACTTGCTTCAATTCGGCTGTTAACCCTGCTGAAGTATCTTCTACTTGTTGTAACGAGGCTCTTACTTGGTCTACGACTGTCGGTATTGGATTTAGTTCATTACGCATTTGTTGCAAATCTGCATTAACTTGGTCAATTGAGCCACCTGTGTTAATTTGATTTAACGCATCACGTAAACGGTCTATATCAACATCAGCACCGATAGCAGACTGGCCAATTTTAGTAATAGCTTGTCCAATTTGTGCAGCGGATGCTGTACCGTTCTGAATAGCTGTTGTAAGTTTACTACCTAATACTTCTGCAAAATCTGTTACCGTCGTGCCAGTCGCATTAAAATACGTTTCTAATTGCTGCGTATTTTGTGCAAGGTCTTGTAATTGTTGCTGGGAACGTTGTAATTGACTGCTTAGGCCGTTTAGTTGACCTTCTGTAGTCTGTAGTTCGCGCTGAAATGCACGATATTGCTCTACACCGATTTGGCCAGATCTAAATTGTGCTTCTACTTGTGATTGTGCATCTTTTAATTGCTGTAATTTCTGTGATGTTGTAGCGATACGTTCACTTAAAATTTGCTGTTGCTGTGCGATAAGTGTTGTATTACCAGGATCAAATTTTAACGCGCGCTGGACTTCCTTTAATTCATCTTGAAGCTTTTTTGATTGTTTATTTACATCACTTAAAGCTGTTTCAAGACCTGTCGTATCGCCACCGATTTCTACTGTAATTCCTTTAATTCTGCTAGCCATGTTCCACCATCCTTTCGACAAATAAAAAAAGAGCGTAAATTAACGCCCTTTTAATTTCTCAATATCAGCCTGTGTCGCCTTACGCGGCTGATTTTTCTTGTCTGATGGATTGTGCAAATCTTGATATGCATCTACATAATCGAGCGCCATTCCGACGGTCATTAATTCCATGTCAGCATATTGCAGCTTAGCGCTCCGACACACAGCTAAATATTGCTCTGTATTAAATTCTTTTATTGTTTGTTCTTCTTGCCCTGCTTCACCGGTTTGTTTTTTTTAGTAGTTGCGCTTAATGAATCTACTAATAAATCCACGACCTGCGGAATCACATTAAACACATCAAATTCGTCAAACTGTAAAAGCCATTCGTCACGATCTGGAATCGCACGATCAGCGAACCAAGCGAGTACATATACAATGTCATATAAAATATCGATATTTAAATCATCGAATGATTTAGCGTGCTGCATGTTTTCTACTACTTTTAAATCTTTGAAAATATCTCTACCTGTTAATTGTTTGTATTTAATAGGAAAAAGAGCATTCGCTTCAAAGCGAACACTCTCCTTTCCAATTTGAATTTTTTTCATCAATATTGCCTCCTAATTATTAAATCGTTGGTACTTCAGTTGGTTCTGTTACAGCAGTATAGAATGCATCGTAAATCGCTGCTGGTGTTTCTGGACCAGTCACCCATTTAATGGCTCCATCTGGACGTGGTGTAGCTTTGAATGATAATTCCACTGTATTTACTTCTGTAGAATCTTCTTTCGTTTTCGACGCTGTACCTGGACGATTAGCGCTCACATTATAATAAACAAAACGGTCTGCTTGTTGATCGCCATCAATTTCAAATAAAAGTGCGAATGGTTTAATTTTTGCGTTAGCATTTTCATATAGACCGCCGTTAACAAATGTGTAACCTAAAATATCTACATAGAATGAATTTGGTAGTTTAGCAAAGTTGAATGTACCTTCGTAACCTTGGTTGGCGATTGCTTCATAGAAGTTAATATCATCAGCGAAGAAGCTTGTTGATTCGCCTGCTGGATCAGTAGACATTTCTGTAGCACCTGGAATGCGTACCGGTGTACCGTAAGTAAATACACCATCAGTTGTATCCGTAATCGGTGCGTAGTGTGCGTTTTTCAAGCCAAACGTGACTTTGTTTTCGTTTTTCATATTTGTTCCTCCTAAATTGTTAAATAGTACGTGCGTTTAAACACGCCTTCTTCCTCAATAAAAACTTCATCTGGGTCCTCATAAAAGATTTCATGACTATCCAGCAATGCTTCTAATTGAATTTCTAATGCTTCATCCTTTTCAGCCATATAAAGTTCCACATCCACATATTTCGCTTTATATAGCACCTTATTGTCAGCACCTACTGTACTGTCAGATTCATTCATGTAAACGATAAAGGGTAATGACTGCCGACTTTCAAAATGATGATAAGCTACTGGTAAATTTAACGTTTGAAGAATGTTATAAAGCTGTTGTAACGTCATCCTCCCAGCACCTCATTTAGACCATTTACAAACTGCTCAATAGCTGCCTGTTCAACAGGTCGAATATGTGGAATGGCTGCAACACGTCCACCATTGACTTTTGCATGACCTTTTTCAAGTAAATGTGTCAGCTGATATTTAGTGTTATAAATAACAAAACTTGTCCCTACTTTTTTCACACGCCAGCTCTTTGCATATTTACCGCTCCGCTGTGGGCTTGTACTTTTCAACGTAGTAGCACCTTCATTAGCTGTTCTTTCCGCTAATTCTTCTACATTTTCTCTAGCAAGTTGAGCATAGCGATTGAGTTCTTGCATAATTGCATTATTTAGTTGACTGATTTGCACCGCTTCTCACCTCACAATAAAGTTCAATAAAATCACCATTTTCAAACGTCCGATAAATGCTGTAAATCTTTTGTTCATAGCGAATATATAATTCTTCATCATAGTCCAATAAATGTACTTTAAACATCGCAGACGGACGCAAACCCGATTGACCAGCCGTAAAATATTCTGTTCGAGTAATACTTTTCTTCTTACAAAATACTTCATTAGCAACAAACGTCTTTCTTTCCTGTCCTAATGAAGTTTTAACGATTTGCTCTTGCAACAATTCCGCTACGTCATTAAGTGTATCCATTGTAATCACCTGCTAACGCTAGACTGACTTTCAACATGTCATACGAAGCTTGATATTTATCGCTGGCTTCTCCTGCCATGCCATATGAAGCTTTACAATATAGCTGTATAGCTCGATAAATTAAAGCATCGTCCACATCTAGTTTATGAATACCTCCAAGCTTCAAATCGATTAATGCAGCTTCAATTGTTGCTAACAATTCATCGTCTAGCTTGTCATGTTTAATACGCAGACTCGTTTTAATTTTCTGAAGTAGTTGGTCCATGTCGCTGTACCGCTTCTAACAAAGCTTCTTTCTTCATTTTGTTATAACCTTCGATGCCTAAGTCTTTAGCCATTTGTTTTAACTCGATATAATCCAGTTCCTCAACAGATGGCTTTTCACCGACTAAGAAACCTTTTTCAATCAAAAAAGCAACACGTTCTGAATCAGTCGATTCATACGTATTGCCTTCGTTATATCCAATGAAAGTTTTCTTATCAATAAACGCTTTTAATACGCGATATTTCATCACTCACACCTCCTAAATAGCAGCTGCTTTACTTAGTACAACTAATGAGCCATTATCAACCGATTTTCCGTCTGCAATCATAATTGCTTTTGTCACAAGATCGTCCGTTTCGTTATCCTCATACTTTTTAACGCCCATTTGGTAGTTCGTATTTAGGATATAGTCTTTAAAGTTGTATAAGAATGCAAATGGACTGCCTGTTTCCGCTGAATCGAATGAGTCTAAGTAATTGCACAGCACTACGCTACGACCTAGTAAAGAGCGCTCAATCGCTCCTGCAATGCCATAGTTTACACGTCCGATTGGTTGGCCATTTTCATCTTTAATACTTGCCATCTTCATGAACGTTTTCTTTGTCATCACATAGACTGCATTTGTTTCGTATTCTAATGGTAATGCTGCCTCTGCATCGACTAATGTTTGATATTCCATTTTGGCCACATCTAATGCCTGTCCTTCATTCGGTGTTTCAGCTAAAATGCCTTTCGGTTTACCAATACCGTCGCCCGAAATAATAGCCTGTTCAAGTGCAATCGTCATCGCTTCAACGATATTGTTTACTAATACTTGCTCAAAAACAGCCAGTGCCATCGTTTCGACTTCTAATGTTACTGCTACAGAACAACGTAATTTATGATAGTTAAATGTAATTGAGCCTGTTGTTTTCTTCTGCTTCGTAGAGCCACTACCTTCTGCTACCCATGTTGCTACTGGCTTAACAGTGGATGTCGGAATTGTAAGGCCACCTTTAAACGCTGTATTCGTAATAAGCGGTAAGATCATACCTGATGCATCTAGCTTTTCAACAATGCGATTTAGCACCGTTTGCGGAATAACCGAGCCAATGTCACCAGTACTTGTTGTTTCACGTAATTCAGTTGGAATAGGTGCATCACGTAATACAAAATCCATGAATGCATTTCGATACGCTAATTCGGCTTCTTCTGGCGAACGTTTTTCTTGTTGACCTGTCATGTTAAACGTACTGATCGTACGAGATTCTAACTCGCCGTTGTTGATTTGCTCCGCTTGCTGCATTAACTTTTCACGTTTTTCAATCGTTTCGTATTCTTCATCTAGCTCACGTAATTCTTTTTCAAAAGCGTCTAAGTCAACGTTATCATTGCTTTCTAATGCAGAACGAATTTCTGTCTTGCGCTGTAAAATTTCTTTTAATCGTTTATTCATGCCTTCACCTCTATAGGAATGTTTTTAATAATAATTTTTGTCGGCGCTCTTGTCGCTCCTTCAATTCCATATGCTCTTGATACGGATCATGTGAACGCGCCGCCACTTGTGAATCTGGATAAGCTGGGAATGCTACTGGCGAAATTTCGAGTAACTTTGCTTTCGTAACAGTCCGAACAACATTATCTGGGTCTGATTCATCCCATTCTTGCTTTAACATACTAAATCCGAATGAAACCCCATCAACATCGCCGCGCTTGATTGATTTATAAGCATCGTCACCTAATGTTGTATCCGGTAAATCAAGCTCAAAACGTAATCCTAAATCATCTTCAAACAAACGTAGCGTTCCGTTTTTAGTACGTCCTAACACTTTAGATGTATCATGAGACCACAACGCCTTTTGGTCATCATTCGTTAATGATTCCGTAAAAGCTCCACGTTTAAATTGCTCTTTAAATCGTTGAAAATAGCCCATTGGTACGGACTTCATTTCCCATTTGACCGCATAGCCTGTTAATACACGTTGACCGCCTTCATCCTCACGAATCTCCACTTGATTCGTCGTCAAATTGCGCTTCTCCGTTGTTTCCATCTTTCTCACCTCCCTTCTTGGCATTAATTTCAGCTGTATCTAATCGACGAATTGCTTTATCTCCACCTTCAATTGGTCCTAATGATAAAATTGAACGCCATTCATTTGGTGTAAGCGCTCCTCTATCTACCATTTGTACAAGGTTCATTTTTGTACTCATAGAAGCATATTGTAGACTTGCTGCTTCAAAAATAATTCTGTTGCCAAATCCGCGCTCTTTTCTCGTAAAGAGTCGTCGTGTATACTCGTTAGCAAATTGCATCGCATCAGGCTCAATTTGTGCCTCGTAGTAAGCGTTCCATTCATCTTCGGTATAATTCGACTGTACAATTTTCTCATTCGTGTTAAAAAACGAATAAATACGTTTTGTCGTATTATCCACTTGCTTTTCATTAGGCACATACGCGTCATTTTTCACTTGTTGAAGATCATAACGAGTATCTGCAGCTGCGGCCCCTCCACTATTTCTATCAATCGATAAATAGTTTTCAGTGAACCGCTTCACTTCGTTCTCCATATCTTTCGGCTGTAAAATCGTTTTAAACTTCATTAGCCATTTGATAGAAGCACTATTTTTAATTGCTTTTACAATCCCTTGATCAGCAGTTGAAACAATTTCTAATGAATCTTTCAACGCTTCTCCAGGATGTGTACCAAAAAAGTCATCTTCGTTAAAATCGTTTCTTAAATGGATAATGTCAGCATAAGGAACTGTCATTCGCTGTCCATTTAAAAATAAAAAGCGCAGAAATATTTCTCCGCTCGGCCCTTCTTTCAATTCGATACTTGCAGCAGGAATCGGATAAATTTCAAGTGGCCATCCCCGCTCATCTCTCTTAATATATGCAAATGCATTATTGTTAAGCGCTAACTGAGTGGCCATCTTTTCTTGAAATACTTGTCCTGTCATTAATGGGTTAGGTTCTTCCAATAGGAATCGAATATTTACATTTGGATTTACTTTAAATTCCTTGTCATTTTGCCTAATATGTTTTGCCGTAAGCTTCCCAATTGCTTTTACTTTTGGTCGAATAGCCGAACGAATAATATCAGATCTATAAAGCTTTCCATCCCATTGAAAAAAGCCATCGCCAGCATCTTGAATCAATTTAAATTGATTACTCAAATGCGGTTCTGACTTTTTACCAAACATTTTTTCAAATAGCCCCATGATTCACCTCCTAAATCATCTGCAAATACTCAGCGTTTTTATCTTGCAAAATTGTATAAGCATTTAATAGTGCTGCGGTACCGTCAATACGTCGGCGCTGGTTCTTTGTCTTCGTCGGTTGGATATTTAAATTCTTATCCATTTCGATAGCTGTATTCGACAAACACCATTTGTCTATCGGATTGTTGTTGTAAACAATCGTATTGGCTTTTAAATCGGCTTTCAGGTTGTACATCGGTCCTGATAAGGTCTTTTTCCCTTGGTGAACAGGAATCATTGCCTCAGAGCCAAAATGACCTTTCATATCTTCCACCCAATATTCTGCTGACCATGCATCATAGCCAATCCAAGGTAAATAAATGCCATGCTCATTGCGTTGCTCTAAATACCATTGCGTCACAAACTTTGGATGTACTTTATTGCCAGGTGTAACGCGCAACAAACCGCGCTCATGCCATAAATCATATGGAATACGGTCTTCTTTTGCTCTCGCCTCAAGCAATTCCTCTGGCAACCAATACATTTGATTCACATAAATGTGCGGATCACCTTTCACCATAAAAATAACTTTAGCGGCAGTTAAATCTGTCGTCTTCGATAAGTCTGTACCGCCGATGCCGTATTTAGGCTTCAACTGCTGGACATCAAACGTATCTGTATTATTGAGTTCCTCAAATGTTAGCCACGCTTCGCTTGTCGTTTCCGGTACGTTAAAGTCTTTCGTGACAAGATTCTTTACTAGCATTGGATTAGACTTTGCTTTATTGACTTTAGTGCGCAGCGTATCGCGTCGTTTAATCGTATCAAGGCCGGGATTCGCTTTTTGCCATGCGTTTTCGTCCATCCATTCTTCACGTTTATCCAATTCATAAATGATTGGTAAGAAACGTTCATCCTTGTAACCGTCTGGATCTGCTAAACCATTCAACAGCATAACTGCTTCATCGTATTTCATATCATAAACAGATTCTCGAATGGTGCCAGCCGTTGTAATCATAAAAATAAGTGGCTGCTCCCTCGCTGAAGTACCATCGACGATAACGTCATACAAATTTTTATCTTTCCAAGCGTGAATTTCGTCCATCAGCGCGCCATGAACGTTCAAGCCATCAAGTGTTTCACTATCGGAGCCAAGCGGTTTAAAAGTGGAATCATTAAAATCTGCTCTCAATTCTGAAACTAACGGCTTAATTCGTTTTCTAAGCGCTGGAGATTTATTTACCATTCGTTTAGCATCAGCCCAAACTAACTTTGCTTGGTCCTTCTTAGTAGCCACAGCATAAACTTCTGCTCCCGGTTCACCATCAGCTGTTTGTAAATACAGCCCTAATCCAGATGCAATAGTCGACTTGCCATTTTTACGAGCAACGACTAACAATACTTCTCGGTACTGCCTCGTTCCATCGATTTTATGAACAAACCCAAAAGAAGCCGCAATAAAAGCTTGTTGCCATCGTTCAAGTTCAATTGGCCGACCTCCCCATTTACCTTTACTGTGCTTACAAAAGTTTTCAATAAACTCAATGGCATGGTTTGCTCTTTCAGCTCGGTACTCAAATTCCCCAATAGGCTCATAAATTTTTTGTACTAAGTGCTTATAAATTTGCTTAACCTTTGTCCCTGCAACAATCTCGCCCGTTTCGATTTTGTTATAGTAATCAATAATAGGGTTATAAGCAACTGGATAACGTTTAAGCACGTCGATTCACAAAATCATCAAAGCCATCACTTTCAACTTTCTTCGCCACTTCTTTTGGAAGCAAGTCTGTAAGCTGCTTAATGATAGATTGATAATTTTTGTTCATTTGCTGATACTGGCGAGCAACGGGACGCTCTCTTTCATATGGTTCTTGATCACCTTGCCTAAACATTTCTACAAAACCATTGGCATCTAAATCTACTTCCATATCTTCAAGGCTCGCTCTCATAAAAGCAGCACGTCGAATAAGACCATCCGCTACTGCTAATTTATCTTTTTGAATCTCCTTATAATTCCGCTTCAAGCGACGTTCCTCTTTGATAATTCGTTCTGCTTTTGTTAATTCTCTTTTCTTCGGCACAAAATCACCTTCTTTCTTGGGGAGGGGGGTCACGCGCGAAACCCATGTATCACGTGAGCCTCCCCTCTCGGTCCCACGTTTGTAGGTTTTTAAATTTTTTATAGGGGGGCTATTTCATTTGAAAAATCCTCAATAAATTTAGTAAATACTTTTTTAGACAATTCAATTGTCGCTTCACGCATCTGCTTTGGCGAAAACTCGTCTTGGATAGTGTCAAAGCAATGATGAAGATAATACACTTGCCCTTGCGTTAAATCACACTGCTGTTCGAGTTCTGGGAACGATGCTATTAATACGCTAGCCATTACTGCATTTTGTAGACTATCGAGTTCCATCTATTTCACCTACCTCAATCAAGTTTCCTTCTTCATCGAATGCTACACCCTGACGAACTGGACTATATTTCTCATGGTGCTCTTGGTTGTGACACGTTTGGCATAGATACTCTAGGTTCGCATGATTCAATGTAATCTCTGGATCATGTATGTTCCTACTGTCGATATGTATCTTGTGATGCACAATCTTGCCAGGCTCTTTGCACCGTTCACATAAGCCATGCACTTGTATAATATAAGCAGCACGACACTTACGCCACGCCGCACTCTTATATAACTTCTTAGCTTCAAGTGTATGCTCTAGCATAATCTTCACTCCATAACGCTAAATAACAACGTATTATGAATGTAATAACGCTGTATTTGTATTCTTTTACGTATTAAATTAAATAAACCTTTCACTAATAGTAGGCACGTGGGATTATTTCATGCGTGAATGTAACATATCTTAGTGAGTGTTACATCAATCAACATGGCTCAAACCGTTGGTAAATCAGCATTCTTAAATTTTTTTATTTTGAATGTACAAGTATCTAAATTATGTAACGTTCAACATAGTAAAAATAATAACAGTTGTTGATATACCAACAACCACAGCACTTTTAATTATTTAGTTTTTCTCCGTCTGAATAGATTGTTCACAACAGCCTCTACTTTCTCTTGCTCTACACCTATGTAACGCAACGTATCTGCTTGATGTGCATGGCCAAACAATGCTTGTAATGTCGCCACATCATTAGTCTGTTTATAGAAATGATAAGCAAATGTTTTACGCATCGTGTGTGTACCGATATCGCCCGTATAACCTATTGCCTGTGCTGTCTCTCGCATAATACGATATGCTTGCACACGACTAATCGGCTTCTGGCCACCCGTCGCCGTTTTCTTCCGGCTGCGTAACAAATAGTCATGCGGTTTCATATTCTTCGTATATTCTTTTAGTGCTCGACGTAATTCATCACTAATGATCATTTGCTTATACTTGCCAGTCTTCTTCTCATAAATTTTAATGGCCATCTTATTACGCACATCTCTGACACGCAGCTCTAGCACATCCGAAATACGCAGTCCTAAATTAATCCCTAACATGAACATAATGAAATTTCTTTTATTCGTTTCATCCAAATAATCCATAAATTCTTGTACTTGATCCATATCACGAATTGGTTGTACATATCTCATACCATTACCCAGCCTTCCTTACGAATTTTACGTTTACAACGCGCAATTACTACTTTCACATCATCTCTTGTAATGCCCAGCATCTTAGCGATTTCATACTGCGATATTGCATTAGCGCTCATTTCAAAAATTTCACGTTCCTGTTTATTCAGTACTTTCACAATTTGTTTCATCAATTGTGCCTTCATCGCTTCACGCTCTAATTCTTCATCCGTCTTTTCAAATTCCGTTGGTGCTGCATCTCCATTTAACTGAATCCAATAAGGTTCAACAGGTGTTTCGCGTTTATAACCGGATTGTCTTTCGATTCCTCTGCGAACACTTGGCTCATGTCCTTTTTTCAACCAATCAATACAATAGCGTAGATCAGTGACTGCCCCACGAATAATTGCTACATCACTTTTTAAGCAACTGGCCATTTCTATATCATTTTGCTTGTCTGCCAATTGCTGCTGATATTCTTTCGTACGTATCAATTCCTCGGTATATTTTAGTGTGTACTCGTATTGCTTTAATAAACTATTCATTCCGTCATCTCCTTTTGGACAAATAAAAAAGAGGACAACAAATGAAAGCAGCGTTTGCTACTAACATTTGTTATCCTCCAGAGGGCTGGTGGGACTAAAACTATTCATGATTTATTAACTCAATTATACAATATTCTTCGAATAAAGAGTTTTGATTTAGCTATTTAATTTACCTAAAGGTTAATGCTCTACCTTCATTTACAACTCTTTCTTCAAAATAATTCTTAGGCAATCTTGTAAGGTTTTGTATATCCTCTTTATTTAATTTCAACTCTTCACATAAATATTTTTTTGATTTGACATCATGATTGATAATTAATTCAATCGCATCTTTTAACATTTTTGCTTCTTCTTTTTCCAATTCATCATCTAATGGCTCTACTAATTTCCAACCATTTTTAGCTATAGACTTCCAAAGATAACTTGCTTGGTAATCCGTTATTAAATTCAGCTCTTTAGAACGATAAACCATAGATTGAATCGAAACATGCCAACGTTTTTTCAAAATCTTATAGTAATCTAAAGTATGTGAAATTAATTCTTCTGAAAAAGCTGGTGCAGGCAATAAAAATGCTGATGCAAAATAATTTGCTTCTATTTCGATGCGTTTATAAATATCTTTCTTATTAAAATCTTCTTTGGAAAGATGATAATGTAACAAATAATGCCCTAATTCATGAGCAAGGGTAAACTTAATTCTAGATGGGCTTGATAATGCACTTCCTATCATGATAAACAATCTATTGTCATCCCAACTAGAACAAGCATCTATTAAACCATCATTTGAGTTATCCATACTAACAATAATCCCTTTTTGTTCAAACAAACGTGTCAAATTTGTTATAGGACCATTCGTTAATCCCCAATCAACTCTTAAATCTAATGCTAATTTTTCAATCTCCTCAAAATCTGTTGGTGTAAAAATTGTTGATTTTTTCTTTTCTATTCGAGGAAGTTTAGATTCCGGGAATTCGATTATAGTATTTAAATAATTAAATATCTCTTCTACCCAACCAATTCTCACTTGATGAATCTTTTTCAACTTGACTGTCGTATTCGCTTTACTTCGGAAAAATACAGGTATTTCCGCATCTATTACCGGCTTTTCTGAATAAAAATAGTTAATTGGAATTTTTAATATTCTAACTAAATTAAACAGTACATTAGATGGTGGTATAGCTTTATTATTTTCATATTTTGAAAGTGTTTGATGATTATTCAAACCTAACTCTGTTGTTAATTCTCTAATAGTTAGTCCTCTAGATTCTCGTGCCTCTTTTAATTTAGATCCCTGAAATTGAAATTTCAAATCTTTTTTTATGCTATCCATATATAGGCACTCCTTAAAAACTTTAATCTTCCGCGGCCATTTGCTGATGCACAAGCTCTTTGAATTTAACTAAAGTTTCGTCCGAGAATACATTCTCTGGTTCTTTATTTTGCAAGTCTATTACTCGAGGTAATTTTAGAAGGTCAATTTTATCAAACCATTTCCCTTTTCCATTAGGAATGCCTAAATTCAAAAAACTTAGCTCATCAGCATCAATTTTATATGTAAGTTCTAAATACTGCTTTTCTTCACGAACTTCATCTTCTTCAAAAGTCATATATAATTGATGGCTTTTTTGCAAAATCTCTCTAAATATCGCTGATTCAGAAGTGGCATGCGTACTTTTAGAACTATTTATTGTAATAATAGTATTTCGAGTTTTCAATTCAATGTGATAGTCACTTCGTGTTTTGTTTGGAACTATTGCAGCTTCAAAATCTGATAATGTTCCACTTTTTACTGCTTCGTACAAAACAAATTGAATCGCAATTCTATATAAATAGCCTTGGTGTTTTTTACCTAACCACCAGTTGAAAAAAGATACATCTTTTACAGCTTCTTTAACAAGATCCTTCGCTTGTTCAACACAAGTTACTATTTTAGATTTATTTTTCAAATTGATTTCAGCATCAATAAATTTTTTAAAATTCATAGGTTCTTTAATTAGCACAAGCATACCACCTTTTCATTTTGTGCACTAATTTTACCCAAAAATCACTCTTTTGGCAACCTTTTATTAAAACTCTTCTCCTTCATTCCATCTAATTCGTTTCACTTTACCCCCATGTGTCACAATGTTTGTCTCCGCAAAAGCCGGTAATTCACTTAATTTGGCCTTACCATCACTTATGACAATTACACATGTTGGTGGTAATTTCATTATATCTAGTAGCAGGTTATTAGAACTATCTAATTGTACTTCTTGTAGTCTCATATTCTTTTCTCCTATGCTATAATAGTTGTGGGTATATAGCATAGTAACGCACAAAAGAAGTGGCGGCTACCACTTCTTAGGCCTGGCATCAGACTTTATTGTTTGATGCCTTTTTATATATATTCTGGTCCATTTTCGAAATAATTTTTGATATACATTAACGCTGCTGTTCCCGTTTTAAATGTTTCCTCAAATTCTTTGGCGCGAACTGTAAGCATTTTTTCATTTCGTTCAATATCACAAGTGACTGTAATGATTGAATCACCAATTTGTAATTTCTCAATGTTACGCGTAATCAGCTCAATATCTGTAATTTGTTGTAGCACCGAAAATATGGATAGCTGCTGCATTTATTATTCCTCCACAAATTCAGCTTTTTCAGCCCACTTTAAAAACTCTGGAATATTCAAAGCTGTTACTTTTCTTTTTGAACGCTTGGTCATGTATGCGATGAACATATGATCTGCACCATATAAAATACGTTCCGTTTTACCTTTACGTAAAATTTGGCCACGCTTGCATTTATAAATCTTTACCAGTAACTCTTTTTGTTGTTCATTCAGCTCTTCTCGTGCATTCGCAAATTCGATAAGCACTTCTAGCATCGTTTTTTGTTCCTGTAATTCATCCATTCCCTATTCCTCCAATCGAACCGCCACTTGATAATTTTTCTTGCGAATCTTCGGCGGCTCTCCATAAAATAAATTTTTTAGCTTCTCAGCATCGATTCCTGTCTGCTGTACGAGCTGTTTGAGGTTTCCCTCACCAATTAGCCTATTATCGTCAAAAACCTTATATACGCCCCGTTTTACACGTTTAGCATGCAATTTATGCGATACTGGCGCTTTCTGTTCCTCCATGCGCGCAATATGCCCCGGCATAGAGTAGTTGTAAATGGTGCGCGGCTTTACACCTCTTTCAGCAGCGATTTCCTCTAGCGTACCGATGGCCAATAATACCTCGCCCTTATACAATGCGTATTCAACTGTCTCCACAAAAATCACCTGCCCCTTTGAAATTCCATTAACACCGCAAAGGCTCCCTCATAAAAGCCTTCGCATTTCATATCACCCAATTGTCGCCAACCTCTTAACTCCTTATCTTGCACTTTGAGCTGTAGCGCATAACGTGTACTGGCTCTAACAATTTGTCTTAACGGCTTATGCATGATACACCTTACGCAAGCGATGATTTAAAAATGGATCTTCTGCTATCGTTACTAAGTAGCTGCTACACATTTCAAATAAGCGTGAGCCAATCGCATCGTTAATTTGTAGCAACGTTTCAAAGTCCAATTCGCAAGATAATAAAATCGGTTTTTTGTTGAGGTAGCGATAGTTAATGATTTCGTACATTCGTTCTTGCGCCCACTCACTGGCACGCGGAACTTTTGTCGTTTTACCATTTACCATTTTTGTTACTGGCTTGAATAGATCATCTAAAAACCATACATCCGCTTGCTGCGCCTGATGAACAATCTTATCTTTTAACGCAAATTCATTTTCGCGCATCTTTTCCATTACTTCTGCGAATGGAAAGTACATCACCGAAATATTTTGTTGTAAGAGACCATTTGCAATAGCAGAAAGTAAATGCGTTTTACCAGAGCCAACTTGACCTACCAGTGCAATACTGTTTTCCATTTCATTACGAATTTCAGCAAAGTTGTTATAGTATTTCAGCGCTTCATTTCGCATTTTGCTAATAATTGGTGCATGGCCTTCTATATCAAAGTTTTTAAAGCCTTTCTTTTGAAATTCACTCGTAATTTGTGAATTAGCGATAAGACGTTCAATTTGCTTTTGTTGTTGGCAACTACACGTAACCCAAATTTCATTTTTCATTGGTAAACGTTTATATACTGGTTTATTAAATTCATCTAGCTGTACGTTTCCAGCTGCGTCCTTAACGACTGTTGAATAAAACGTAACTGGCTCATGTTCTTCAATCCAACCGCCTTGATCTTTGCATTGCTCACATTTGTAACTAGTTTGAACAGAATCCTCGGAGGCTTGGTTTACTTTCTCCTGCAGTGCTGCCATTACTTCCTCGAACGTTCTCATTACCTTTCACCCTTTCGTTTAAGTAGCCTTCAAATTTTGTACCGAACAATGTTTGTGGTCGTAAATATTTAGCAAAGTCTGTATTTAACCATGTTGTTGTCTTGTTATCGATAACTTTATAAAAATCGTGCTCTGTAAAGCCTTCACTAAATCGTGCTTTAATGAGCTGTTGCGTAGCTTTTGAAGTAGCTCTATATGCGGTATTGGCTTTTTCATTCAAATAATCGAGAATCGAAGCATAAGGTATCGTGTCAGACTTGTCTGGCACAATATCTTTCTTTTCTTTATCTATTTCTTTTTCTATATCTATATCTAATTCTTTATCTATATCTGTTGCGTTACGTAACGTTACAGATACGTTACTATGATTTTCTTCATTCGGAGCTTCTAACTGCACCTGTTTCTTACGTTCTCGGTGTCTACGAACACGCTCACGAGTAAGCTGTTTTGCTCGTTCCATACCATCAATATTTTGATGAACTTCCCAGTTTTTAATACGCACTGCTTCGCCCTCTACTTCAATCATTCCATAGCGTTGAAACGTCTGTAATGCTAGGCGCACTGTATTAATATCGCGATTAAAAATCGTGGCCATTTCCTCGGTATTCATCGGAATATTTTCCGTAAGCATGATGTAGCCATTTAAGTTTGCTTTTCCAGCGGCAGCTAATAACTTCACCCAAATAACGATAATAGTATCTGCTGCTGGTAAAGCCTCAATTAGTTTGATTTTGTCATTCTCAAACATATCTGTTTTTAGTTTGATCCATGTGATTTCTGACATTAAAGATTCTCCTTATTTGGTAATTTGGTATAATTTCCCTAGAAAGGTGGTGAATTATATGAAATTAGACCAAGACTGCGTAAGAGATTTACTCCTTGCTATTGAAGAACTAGCACAAGTAAATAGAACTGCTAGTCTCGAAGATTATTTTGAAAATAGTAATTTAAAGGAAAAATCCTATAGTGAAGAAGAATTAATGTATACTGCTTCACGCCTCAAAGAAGCTGGATTTATTCATGCACAACCTAATCGTGATTTTTCCTATTATTTTGTAAGTACATTGACGTATGATGGTCATGTATTTTTAGATACGATTCGCGACCCTAAAGTGTGGGCTAAAACTAAAGAAGTCACTTCGAAATTAGCGAGTGTTTCCATCCCCTTAATGGCCGAAATCGGATCAAAATGCTTAAAAAACTTACTTCATCTTGAGTAAATCATTCTTTTTTTCAGGATGATTTTCAACGATTTCATTTAGAGTATGAAGATACCCATTCAACAAATCGATGGTTTCTTGAAATGTAAATTTATTTTCATTTAGAACTTGTACAATACCGTCTGTTGCGGTTACAACTTTAGATGTTAATTGTGTTTTCTCTAAATCATTTATCATTTATACTCTCTCCTGTGTTATAATATTTTTGAGTGTTAGACATTGTCCTTTTGGATGATGTCTTCTTTTTTTGTCTTTTTCGCAACGATCCATAGCACCGCGATAATTACGATGATACAAGCGAGTAGGAATTTTAATAAATGTGGTGCGCAAATTGCTATCGTACTTCCACCTACTGTGTACATGAATAGCAAAGTTCCATAAAATGAAATCATGTCCCATAACGTAGAATGTTCATCGAAGAAAAGCTCATTTACTTGTTTCACGAATAACCACCTCCATTTCCACCCCTAGATTGGCCATACTTTCAACAATCTGTACTAGTTTCTTATGTTGCTGGTAAACGCTTTGCAAACGTTTAATCTCGCCGATAATATTAGCTTGGCGTGTTACAATTTCTGATGCTTCGGCCATATCATGCTGATAAATAGCGCTTATAAATTGCTGTTGTAGTGCCTCTAGCTCGTACACTAACTCTAAAGCGTCTGCTACATCTTCCTTACGATATAGTTGTCTCATTCATCTGCACCTTCTAAATAACCAGCTTGCTGTAAAGAACGGTAATGTTGGCTCCACAAATCTTTGTAACTGATGCCAGATTCCATACATACAACGGCCATTAAATGCGCCATCGCTGTTTGTGCCTCCACTAATTCATTTAAAGCCTCTTTAACCGCATGTAATTCATAAGCTGTAAGATTCTGCAAAGGCTTTGCCAAACTCGTATTACGAAGTTTATGAATCGCTTCTTCTAGTTCCTCTAACGTTTTTTCTTTTACGCTAGATCGGTGTAAATCTATGTTAGGACCGTCCAACCAAATTGGCCCTGTCCCCGTATATTCCTGACACAATGTAATCGCAAATTGTGGATTATTAAATTTCGCCATTAATCCTTTACTTATGTCTGCAGGAATTCTCGTGCGTTTGTTTTCATATTTTGAAATACTTTCCCTTGAAACATTTATTTCTTCAGCTAATTGCTGCTGATGCATCGTACCGCGCATTTCACGCACCAACTTACTTGTTTTCTTCATACACCTTGCCTCCTTCAAATTTAAAATTCCCATAGAGATATGCATGTACTACTAGAAATACCATCACAGCTTTGTTCAAACGTTATACTTAACGTAATGCATCAATAATGACTGTATTTTCTTCAATCCATTTAAATACAGCTTCACGCGGATAACGTGCTTGTACTTCCTTCAAACGAGGAAATGATGGATTACTTGTTAGGCGATCTACTGTAGGTAAACTAATTGATAAAATTTCCGCTAAGTGCTCACGACGTAATACCATTGGATAACCTAGCGTTTTTTGGCCATCCTCTACCCCTTTTTCATAAGCTTCTTTAATAAGAAGTTGAAATTTTTGAAGTACAAATTGTTCGTTTAGTACTTGAAGCTCTTTCATTGCTTCCATTTGAATCATCCTTTCTTTTTATGAAGCCCTCTTTTATCAAGAAGGCTTTTGAAATTTACATTGCTTGAGTTAAAAGCTTATTAATAAAATAAATCTGTCCTTTGCCAGTAACTTTTGTTGTGCGTGTAATACGAACACTTCCATCTGACTTTGGTACTGTGCGCTCTACAACTTCGAACCAACCTCTTTCAACAGCATATTGAGTAGGTTCGTTATAGTGCGCGCCTTTTCGGCCTAAATAGCCTTGATCACGTAACCATTTAAATAAATTGTTTTGGCCGATACGCAGCCCATTTTGTGTAATTAATTTAGCAAGCTGTCCTATTAAAATGGATGAATCACTTGCTTCGACTGCATCAGCAAATAATACTTTTGGTTTTTGCTGTTCGATTACTACTTCTGCTTGCATACGCTTTGCCCGTTCTTCTTTCAGCTGCGTTGCAATTTGAATAATCGTATCTGGATCAGTAAGCACTTTTTCAATAGTGTCCGGTGTAAGATGCGCCCCATGTTTGCGAATATTAGGCAGGACTTCACTTGTTATCCAGCGCTTAAACTTTTTAGCTGCCGTTAATTTAGAACTGAAGATAAGTGCATAAACACCCGATTCGTTAATAAGTGTTGGGTATTGGCATCTTCCTAAAGTGTCCATAATAGGTGGGGTAACATTTCGTTCACCCATCTTTTTGTCTTCCATATCCACATGGTCACGAATTGCTTTTTGCGGATTTTCATATCCTAGAGTTTCAGCAACATCTTTACCGATAAAAAATGGTTTATTATCAATGGTTACTGTTCTAACTTGATTTTCTTCAAAATTAAATATTTGTAATTCGTTCATTTTTTACCCTCCTTATTTAACTACAAGTTAAATTAATAATTAAAAAAAATTTGGTCTGGTGTCTTTTGAAAAATAGCTGCTATTCTACAGGCCATTTCATAAGACAACTTACGCTTCTCATTTTCCAACATCCAATAATATTCTAGGGATATATTCAATTCTTCCGCGATATCTTTCAAAGTCATCCCTTCAGATAAGCGTAGTTCTTTTAATCTTTCTAACGTCATTTTTTCACCTCACTTAACTTGGTGTTAAATACATATTAATTTAACCTATAGTTAAAGTCAACAACTTTTTTTGTCATTTAGTTAAAAATCAATTTCTTTCTTTAACTATTTGTTAAAATAAAACTAGATTTAAAGGAGTGATACTATTGTTAGGTGATCGCTTAAAAAAATTAAGAAAAGAAAAAAAATTAACTCAACAAGACTTGGCTTCTAAAATTAACGTAACGCATGTTTCAATATCTGGATATGAAAGTGGCCGACGTTCACCAGATACCGACACATTGCAAAAGTTAGCCGACTACTTTGAAGTATCAACAGATTATCTTTTAGGTCGTTCAGATTCAGAACGAGCGAATATTTCAAAAAATGATGAAGAATTCGAAGCATTTGCTAACGATCCCTCTTTAGAGAAATGGTATAAAGAACTACCAGCTTCTAAAGAAGAAGATTTACGTAAGCTGCGTAAGATGTGGGAAATTTTGAAGGATAACGGAGAAATATAAAGTTGCACTATCATGTGCTTCTTTTTTTGCCCAATATATAGGCACAAAGAATTATTAAAAAAACAATATTTATATTATTTTAGGAGGATTTATTTAATGGGAGCATTTATAGCAGTATTAGGCTTTTTAGCATTTTCAGTCGGCTTTCTTATGTTTGTATTTAGTATTTTCAAGAAAAAGAAAAAAGCTAAATCTCTTTTAATTATGGGCGTATCAATGGTCTTTTTTATAACAGGAGCAATCATTTCTGGAAGTAATGATGTAGCTACCCAAGACTCTAAACCCGTTGCTGATGAGAAGAAAGATGAGAAAGATCCGATTAAGGAAGATAAAGAAAAAGTAGCTGAGGACCAACTGGCTAAAGAAGAACCAGTTGCTGAAAAAAGTGTGGCATCTGAGGAAGATACAGCTATTGAGAGTCAAACAAATACTAAGAAGACAGCCACTGACAACCCTAAAAATGACTGGGAATCTAAAATTGACAAGATTGCTCAATCTGAAGATTCACCTACTGGGAAGTATGATCAAGTAATGATTCTCGCAAAAGACTATACGCCTACCAAAAAAGAGGTTGAGAAATTCGCAGTATATATTATTACTGAATACCAAAGCAAACAATATTCAGCTGACATTACCAATGGTGAATATATGCTTAAGAACATATTTAGAGCCAATGTCATTAACAATTACATTGGTAAAGTTAATACACCACTAAACGACTTTGCATTTGATTTTTATCAAAATACTAAGTACCTCTATCGCGGTGTGGATACAGTAGATAGCGCCGCAGTAAGATCTAATGAAAGACAAATGGATAAAGCATTATTAAAAATGTAATTCTAAAATAAATATTAAAGGGGGTGTTATTTGAAAATCTATAAGCTTAAGAAGGAGGATAAATCTAGATGCCTAAAAAAAGTATATTTATCTCAGGAATTCACGGTGTAGGAAAAACCACATTTTCAAAACAGCTTGAAAATATTCTTCACTTACCTTTATACAGTGCTAGTACATTAATCAAACGACAAAATAGCGCCCTAGAGTTCCCTGAGAAAAAAATTCAGGATGTAGCTAAGAATCAGGATGTATTGTTACAAGCAATCGAGAATTTTGTCTCTGAAGAAAAATTTATTTTAGATGGCCATTTTACACTGCAAAAGGAAAATTGTGAAATAGTCAAAGTACCCCTTAGTACTTTTGAACAATTAAGTCCAGACTTAATGATTTTACTATTAGACGATCCAGTCAAAATTCAACAAAGAATCAATATACGAAATGACGTTTTTTTTGAACAAGAGTTTTTAAGAAACATGCAGGAAACCGAACTAAGATATTCTCAAGAGATATCGAATCATTTAAATATTCCTTTAGTATGTTTAAATGGTTTCTCAGCATTTGAGCTATTTTTAAAATCAGCAATAAAAGGAGTTATAGAGGATGTCTACAATTAAAAATACAACCAGAGGAGACTTTTTCAAAAAAGACTTCTTTAAAAACATAAATTTATCAGATCCATTTTTTAATACATTAAAAGCAGATTATGCTGAGTTTGAAGATTGGTATAATCGTAAAGGTGACAATGAAGCTTTCTATTATGAAGATGAAGATGGGATTCAAGCTTTTTTATACTTAAAATGTGAAGAAGAAGCACTAATAGATATTTATCCTGAACTTCCTCAAAAAAAACGTATTAAAATTGGTACCCTAAAAATTAATGCACATGGCACCAAATTTGGTGATCGATTTATAAAGAAAGCTATCGATTACGCATTACTAAATAACACAAATCAATTATATGTCACAGTTTTTAGTAAACATCAAGGATTAATAACTCTTCTTAAAAAATATGGTTTTGCTAAACATGGCACTAAAACAACCACCAATGGTATCGAAGAAGTTTTAATAAAAGATATTAATCCCAATAGCTATTCCGAAAATAATTTACCTTCAGAAAACTACCCATTAATATCAAAAAAAGCCAACTCTTGGATATTAGCTATTTATCCAGAATGGCACTCACGTCTATTCCCTGACTCTATTTTATATACAGAAAGAACTGAAGATATAGTAGCCGATGTTTCCTATAGCAATAGTATTGAAAAAGTTTATATCTGCCGAATGTCCGATGTTCAAAAAATTAAAGAATACGATCAATTAGTTATATATAGAACTAAAGAGAGTGGAAAAAATGCAGAATATTCTGCATTAGCATCTTCAATTTGTACAGTTGTAGAAGTAAAATCTAAAGAAGATTTTAACAATGTCGATGAAGTAATTGATTACTGTCTGCCTTATAGTATTTTTACAGAAGAAGAAATCAGACAGCAATACCAATATAAAAATATGTTTGTAATTAAAATGCTCTATTCATATTCTTTACCAAAAAGAGTAATTAGAAAGTATTTAATAGAAGAATGTGGAATTGACAGAAACTCATATTGGGGTATAATTAATTTAACCGAACACCAATTCGGTAAAATATTAGAATTAGGTGACGCCCATGAAGGTATTATTGTCGATTAA